CAAATAACGCTAAACAATATTGCTCTATGATGATATAGTTCATTAAATGTGTGATAACCGTCAGAGATTTCTCCAATACCACCTTCTGGAATTTCTATCATACTTTTCTTCATAATATTTTCTCCTTAATATTATCCATTAACATCTTCATACATAATCTCTTGATTAGGTACTCCTAAATTCGGTTGTTGTGCTTGTTGTTCTTGTAACATAGCTTCCATTTGTTGTTGTTCTAATTCATTAAGTCTTTGTAATATAATTTCTTTCTGTGGTAATTTACCACTCTCTATTGTTTCAAGATAGGATTGTCTATCTATCAAACCTCTATCGTGCATCATATTTGCTAAGTTAATGTAATATTCTCTCTCTGTTGGTTTAGCATCTACAATGTTTACTCTTATATCCATCTCTGGGTAATAATCTTCTACAACTTCAATTTGTTCATTATTATCATCTGTAACAAGTCTTTTCCATTGTTCCTTAATTTTAGTAGGTTCAAATTCCATTTTAAAGGGAACATTATTCTCAAAGCCTATAAAGGCTCTCCTACCTGTGTAAAACTCTTTAATTCGGCTTATAATTAGCTCTACTATCTCTCTATGAAACATACTAGCTTTGTTTATAAGTCCTACTGTTCTAGTGTCTGCTCTAGCACCTAAGTCTTTAATAGCCTTCCAAGGTGTACCAGATTTAGTTTCACCCTTCTGAATATTAGTATAACCACCAATTTCTCCTGCCATATTATATTTATATGACTTATAGTTAAATATACTGTTAGGTACACCTGGTCCTTTTTGTTCTTGTATTCCTTGTAACCAGTCTACCTCTGTGATAGAACCACCTTTATGTGAGTTTTCCTGTAATGCTTTCTTTTGTTGTGGATTTAATGCACCTTTTTGATACATATATCCACCTAAACCTTGTTTAGAGTATGCTTCTGCTTCCATCTCATCTACTAGGTTAAGTAATACTTGTGGTTGTATCATGTTCTTAATCTCTCCAAATCCCCATTGATTATGTTCATCAACGTGAATAACCTTGTAAGAGAACGGGTATAAACCATCTTCATATATATATGGTATGTATTCTAATAAAACATTATCTGTATATACTGCTAAATGTACTCCTTCAAATTCACCTTTACTATATCCTTCGTATTTCTTTTCGGATAAAGGATTATTGGCTCGTTCTTTCCTGTTATTAAATATTTCTTTCCATTTTGACGGGATTTCTTTTGGAGTGCCTTTATGATAATATAAGTACAAATAGGTGTTATCTTCATTTCTTCTACCTTCTTTTATATCCTCATTAGGTTGTACTAAATGTGCTTTATCTTTATACTTCTTTTTAAACCAAGATAAATCTTTAGTCTGTCTTTCTATTACAAAACTACAATCTTGTAAGTTACGTTCCCAATCATCTACTGACGGATCTGCAAAGAAATCTTCCTTTTTAAGATAGTCAACATCTACTTCTCCAATGTATCTATCTTCACCTGCACCACCAACTCTATCTCCATCCCATGCAACTCTACCAATAAGAGGTCCGTGCATAAGTCCTTGTAATATAACCCTTGTCCAAGTCATTTCATATCTGTTTCTATACAAAATACTTTCTACTGTGTTAGTTAACATTTTAGACTTATCATCTAATTCGCCATCATCTAATATGTCTGGTGTTAATACTCTTACTACTGTATCTGGTGTGTTAGCAGTTAGTACGTACTTCTTGTAATCAACTGCTGGAAATATAATATTATCTGTACTTGAAGGTCTTTTAGTCCTCCTATCTTTCTTCTGTTTCATAAAAGATAAGTTCCATTGGTCGCCTACGTAACACTTTCTTTCATCTTCCCATTCTGTTGCTTTAGTGCTTTTGTGTTCTATGGAATCTTCAATATCTCGTTGTATTGTTCCTACTAATTCATCTTCATAATCCTTCATAATTCACCACCTTTATCCGTAAAAATTACTGTCCGACATCTTGCTTTTATCAAGTGCATTTTGTAACTCTCTATTCTTTTCTTCTAGTTTAACTACTTCTTTGTTTCTTTTAATTAATAAAAATGCAACCCCTAAAGCAGTTAATGATAATTGAAATAATATAATGCTAACTATTAATAAATTAAGCATAATAACTTGACTCCTCTCTACTCTCAATAGTTTTAAATTCATACTCACTATTTGTTGGTTCTGGTGCTCTAATACTATTGCCTTGACGTGTAGTTGCAACAAAGTATCTTAGTGCATCCATTATGTGTGTAATATCGTGTGGTTCAGTAGCAGCATCTTCCGGCTTTTTTTCATCTGCTTGTAGTAATGGAAAGTTTTTAATAAGTGTTTTACAGTTTTCAAATATTTGCAACTGCGGTTTAGAATCACCATATCTTGTAGTCTTATCTCTTAGCAATTCCCTTATTAATCTCCAACCTCTAACCCTGTCGTTGTCTGCCTTTCTTAAACCAAATAAACCATTCTGTATCATTATTTCTTCACCAGATACACCTGTTTCTTGCCTTCTACTCCATAAGTCAGGTGGTGCTATTTTACCTCTTATAATCTCGCTAGGTAATGTCATCTCCAACATTTTGCTAGCCGCGTCTGATAATATTAAGTCTGATTCGTGTAGTTCTTTATACACATATATAATTCCATCTTCATCTACTGCAAACCATAAAGCTGCGGTCATATCAAGTCCATAGTCAAACGCTATGTATCTATCCCAATGTCTAGGTATACTGAATGGTTTAACTACGTGCTTATCACGTTTAAACTCTTTAAACATCTGTCCTGTAAATACATCCCACTCACCATATAACCATGCTCTACGTTGTTCTTCCGGTAAGTTTTCTAGTGATTTAACATATCCTGGGTCATTCTCTAGTATAAAAGGATTATCATATACTAACGCTTGTATAAAGTAATAATCGTTAGGATCTTCATCTTCTTCATAATCTCTATCAATAAATAATCTCTTAATGTAGCTATGCCCCGAGCCCCCCGGATTGCACGTGAAATACATTCTTGATTCAAATTCACCTTGTAAGTAAGGAGAACGTCTATTAGCAGCAGTTAAAGTCCTTAGTTGGTGTTCAGTAAACTGTGTTGCTTCTTCTACTCCTATAACGTCATATGCTTGTCCTTGATACTGTTCTAAATCGGCATCAGTAGCTGCATAACCAAGTGATAGTATTGAACCATTAGGAAAATGAAACTCTTTATTCTGCTTATCATATCTTGCTATACGTTTAGTCTTTGTTTCAGTTTTTAACTTTCTCATTAAAGGAATCTCATGGTTTTTACGTAAGTCCTTTAACGTACGTCTTATAAGTAATATCTGCATACCCGGGTGATATAAACACAAAAGAACTAATTTCTCTCTTAGTGCGAAACTGTTATGCGTAACTATAAAATCATCTGTAACGTATAATCCATTAGGGTTACTAACGGTTATACATCTTCCTTTTACTGTTCCACCTACTTCTACATCTATAACTCTTTTGTTAACAGTTTGGCATTTCTTTCCATGTTTTTTTCTTTTTAATGAAAATAATTCATCTGCGTCCTTATATCTTATATATAACTTGTAACATTTTCTACACTCGACTTTATTTCCTTCTCCATCTACATAAGAACCTATTTTATCTGTTATAGTTACTAGTGCACCCAGACTTCTAAGCACAAATGCAACATCTTCTGCTAGCTGTTTACTAACCGAATAATAATAACAAGCACCTTTATTAGGACTGTTGTATCCATCAGTATCCATTAAGCCTCTAATAAGTTCTAATCTACTATCTATACTGGAATATTTATAAACTCTTGGTATAAACTTGTTCTGAGATTTTTTGCCAAGCAATCCTAATTTGTCAAGGAACTCTTTAATTTCTTTGTTGCTTTCGCCATTAAACCTTATAGTTTGATTAGTAGTAGAATTAACATCATACTTATGTTCAAAGGCATTTAAATAATGTTCTTTATCATCATTGCTACAAGTTAGTGTTATATTAGAAGAAGTCGTACAACCATCTCCTAGTAATACACCTATAAGGTATGAATCCATTAATTTCATTTTAGTGGTAACATTAAACGGTTGTGCTTCACATACAGGTACTTGTGGTGTGTAACCTCTCTCCAACCATTCCTTTAGTGTTTGAGTTTCTATTATCTCTGCAGAATCTTCACCACTAACTCTTTTATTTTTTATCTTTCTAGACTTATTAGCTTTCCAAGCCTTCCATAAGTGGTCTTTAGCAACAGGTAATTTAGTTCCATCGCTAAATACTACATTCCATTTTTCTAATTCAACTTCTGGTTTAATTTGAATAATTCTTTGTACCGAACCATCAGGGTTATTTATTAAATCTCCAACTTCTAGTTCTCTGCCGTTCTTAAATCCAAAAGGTGTCAAAACTGAACTATCATAACTGACAATCTTTCCCCCGGCTCTCGCTCCACCATATGCTGTGTACTTAGAAGTTGATTTAAAAAACTCTATCTGTTTAGGGTATAGTTGTGGTACTTCATATACATTTCCGTCTTTACCCATTTAAACACCTCAATCTTTTAAGTTCTTCCACTTAACGTTCAATACCTTTATCTTGTAATTCTTAAACATACTCTTTAAAACCTTGTTTATTGTGTTGCCTCTAGCAAACAACCAAGGATTAACAAAGTATTGTAAAGACTTAGAGTTTTTCCCTTTATATAAAACATCTTTATCTATTAAGTCTTTTATAATTTCATGTACCCTTGTTCTACTTAAACCAGTTATATCACACAAGTCTTGTTGGTTTATATCCCTACCATTAGCATGACAAATTAAACAATCAGAGTAGTTTATATACGGTATCATTTTAAATAAAAATCCTGCCTCTGATATAGTTAGTTCTTTATTAAGTTCTTTTAATTCCTCTATATTACCTTTATAAAAATGTTTGATATTCCAAGTCTGATAGTTTTCAAGTCTGTCTAAACTTTGTTTCCTCAATATCCTATCGCCTTCGTTTAACTGCGATACTTTCTCGCCTGTTTCTGGGTTAATTATATATCTTTCTCCCATATAATTCCTCCTTACACAATAATATCTTATACCCCTATTATACCACACTTTTCAATTTTCCTAACTTTTTTGGCATATTTGTAAACAACATGTTCACTATACCGAACATATAATGGGGTTTTATGTTCACTATACCGAACATGACTTTTTTCTATGCATCCCTTTATATAACTAACATAAAGTACAGTTTTTACCCTCTCTATCCCTCTTATTCTATTATACAAACTATATAGGTACTTTTACATTAAAACTATGAAGGTCGTTAGCACAACGTAAAGCAACTTATTATCTCAAAAATATATATTATGGATAGTGTAAAGTAACTTAATATCTGAAAAATTTATTTCATGGATATTTCTTTTATACCCCCTACCCCGACCCTGCTTTTACTTCTTTGGGTATAGGTATGTTATAAGCTTTTGTGCAATATTATATCCAGCTCCAGCGGCGTAATTAATCAATTATTAAATAAACAAGCTCTATAAATACATACACTCAAGCGGTAGATCCCTTGGTTGTATAGGGATTGCAAGGTGCAAAATATCTTGCG